TGCCTCCCGTTTTGCAGTTTCCCTTTGAGGAGTCACGACCACACAGGGCAGTTGAGTATTAGGATCAACCTTCGCGCGACCCCAAAATACATGTTCCCCGATATTTGTGCGGTATAATGGGGTGCGGATTGTGGTTAGCAATTGGATCAGTTGTTCCCCGATTAACTGTCTGATCGGTTTACCTTTGGTCATTCCTCACCCCTTATCCAGCTTTTATGGTGATGTCCATCTGATCCCGTAATCCTTTTAGCGCATCTTCACCGATGTCTTTGAGGACTTGACCGATTAAATCCGGCTGTGCTTGAATATCTTGGATTCTGACAGTCGTTAATCGTTTGATGGGGAACCGATACGAATATGGTAATTGGGCATATTTCCGTCGAGGATTATATGCCCCGCTCCTCTTGCCTTCCCGCTCCCACATGTGTTTTTTGATATCACCCGTTTTTTGTGAAAGACTCGCCCCACTCCCCTTCGCTATAAACGCATGAGTGAAACGAATTGTCTCACGTCCCTTAAATATCTTGACATTGACTGATCGCCCCTGTTGCCAAGTGTTCGCATTGGTTGCAAACTGAACCAAGCCCAGGGGTTGCCCGGTAGATCGAACAGCACCTAAAAATTTACTTAGGACATTATCTGAATCGATTTCAGCGCCCTTGATTTCAACAGTGATATCATCTTTGATCCGCCCCTTGGTCAGGTTCAGGACGTCTGCCGTGGCATCGGTGAGTATCCGTACAATGCTTGTAACGGTTTTTGACATTGCCGACACAGCATCGCGAGGAAGTGATTTCCGTAAAGATCGCAAGGCTTTTTGAGCGTCCCGATATTTCACCTGATCAATTTCCACCTTAATCATGCCACCCGCCCCACCTCCGCCTTAACGAAACGTCCGTTATCAGCGATGATTCCACGAACAACGAATGTTTTGCCATCGATCTGGAATTTATCCCCCCGTGCTACCTCTCGGCCTAAATCAGACTGCCAATACTCGATAGTATCCATGGGTTCCCAGGTGTTGGTAGTCCCTACCTGTTTATCGGTCTCTCCGAGCAGGAGAATAACGGGAATGTTTCGATTATCCCCTTCTCCTGCCGGAATAACAGTTGCGATGCTCCCCATTCGATCCGCAACACAACGCCAGGCTTTTTCGATCTCGTCATCCACACGTTCCATTATGCCGTCACCTTAACTAATACTCCCGGCCTGTAACAGATTGGCAGTGGATTCGATTGGATATGCAAATCAACCCCTCGGTTGAATTTCCGCGCCTCTTGTTTGGCATACAATGGAATCCCGATGGTGTTTGCGGTTTCCAGAAAATCAGCCGGGGCATAGATGGTTTCAAAACTTTCTGATGTTCCCATCGGAAAGGCATGGCCCTCACCGCTTGCAATGAACCTTCGAACGGTTCCGGCCGCATCGGTAGCCGTTCCCCGATATTCCTCGAATGTGACCCCGCCAAAAGCGAAACCTTTGCGGATATCCCCGCCCATGGTCTGCACCGCGGCGATGGAATACTTGTAAGCGTCTTCAACACTCGGATGGTGCACCAGGGCGTCGAAAAATTCTGAAGACACAAGAACCCGGACACCAGTCATAACCTCACCCTTCAGATTATCCTCGATGTGCCGCAACAACTCGAAGCATTTTTCCCGTACCTCGGTGTTGTTATTAGCCAGAGCAAAATCAATGGTTTTGGGAGTAATTCCAAACTCCGTGTAGAGGTTGTACAGAACGGAACCATCAGCATCCAGAATGATGCCCTTCAGTGCACCCATTCTGAGATACTCCAGGGTAAGGGCAAACTTGTTTTTGGCCGTCTGCATGTGACGATTCAAGATACTGGCCAAAGTTTCTGTGTTAGACTCAGTCCCGAATGCCCGAATGCTGTCATACTCTGACGGCAAAATAACATCATCCATGGGAATATGCGGAATAGCGAATGATCTCACTTTCCGCTTACCCTGTTGGTTCTGTGTTCCGGGAGATCCGACCGGCATGGTCGGCAACAGATTCAGCACCCCGTTCTGTTCTTCAACCATGATAGTTCGTGTTGTTACACCGCGATCCGGGAAAAGTCCCAACTCGCCGACCCGCCCGTAATTGTTGGGCAAAATATTGATTGCCCTGGTCAACGAAACCAAATTAAAAGCATCCGTTTCAAAGGGATTCAAAATCATTTTTCATTTCTCCATATCTATGAATTATTCGAATGAAGGCGTCAGCAATTAAGCTTCATCCCTGGTGACAATTCCCTTGTCGTAAAGTTGAGCCAGTGCAGCGGCCTTCTGGCCTGCAGTTGCGCCTGTCGGCCATGATAGATAATCCGCGACAATCTGGGCATCCCTGACAATTGCCACTCCCTCTGTATCCGCCTGAGACGCATCACAACTGCCGATCATGAATCCGAAAGCATCTTGTGATCCATCAACCGCAGCAAAATCTATTGCCTTGACCTTCCCTGGCCCTTCCATCACCTCAATGATGAAGCTGTCATTGACCACAAAATCGGGTGTTCCATCATTGAGGATAAACTTGATCTGTTCATGATTGTATGCCGTTCCGACAACCGCGTTCGGCAGCATATACCCTTCAGGATCGACTACCCGGAATGTCCCGCCATTTGTTGCTGTCGCGGTACATACCAGCATATATTTGCCGATCTTGGTTTTTGCTCCGCCGCTCACGCTGGTACAGGTTCCACCCCCAGTATTTGTCCCGGCTGTTCCAGTCGTCGGAATGCTTTTTGTGATCTTTCCGACCACCTCTCCCATGATGAGGTTTTGCCCAGATAGAACAGTCACTTTTTCGCGGGACTGTAGATTTTCCAATTCCCATTTCAATAAATCATTCAGATAATTTCCTTCTGCTTGTACTGCCATAGCCCTTTCCCCCTGTGTTGTTGATTATCCCTTATTTATTGACCCCTGCCCGCCTTTTGGCATCTTCGATTAGTGCATTGACATCATCAGCCCCGATCGGCCCAACGGTTGATTTGATAACATGTGCGCTATCCTGCTTCGCTTTTTCTTCCAGGATCATCTTTTTGGCTTCCTGAATACTGGAACCCAGAAGGCTGCCAGCCAAATTCATTGTCCCAGCCAATTCGCAGAGCTCCACGATCTCAGTCGCCTGCATAATCGCCTGCCTCGCTCCCTCGATCCGCCCAGCCTCCATCGCCTCAGCCTTAATCTTTTCGATATCCGGCATTCCGGATACCGGCATGAAACCGATATCAGCCATCATCTTTTCGATGTTTTCCGGTTTTTCAGCCACTATTGCTTCTTTGATCTGATCGATCCCCATAAAAAATCCCCCCTTTGCTAATTTGGATAATCCTTGATAGACTTGTTCAAATGTTTTTACCCCATCGGCAAGTCCCATTCGAACAGCGTCACCCCCTGAAAAAATCGCCGCTTGTGTGTCTTTAATGACATTCTGATCAATCCCCCGGTTCCTCGCTACCGTAGTCGTAAAAAGATCGTAAATCGTATTGATATGTGCCTGTATTGACTCACGTGCCAAATCATTCAAAGGTTCATGGGGATTAAAATCATTTTTCCTCTCACCTGCATAAATAGCTGTGTATTTTACTCCAAGTTGGGCATCATACCCGCTCTGATCTGCATGGATTGCGATAACCCCAATCGAACCGACTTGTGCAGTTCGTGTCAGATACACTTCATCCGCTGCCGATGCGATAGCATAGGCCGCTGAAAATGCATCTTCATTTGCCATCGCAACAATTGGCTTATAACCTCTCGCAGAATATATCTCATCCACCAAATCAAAAACCCCCGCCACCTCGCCGCCGGGTGAATCAATATCGAATAGGATGGATTTCACCGCTGGATCCGCCAGGGCAGACTGAAATGCCCGTCTGATATCCAGGTAGGATGTTTCCCAAAACCAGCCATACCCCTTGTAAATTAGGCCTCCGGATATATCGATAATGCCAACCCCATTAACAATGGCATATCCGTCGTCCAAATATTCTATGCCGTCCGAAAAACCGCTCATTGCTATCTTTTTGGGGGTGTCAATAATGGAGATGACATCACCCTGTATGGCCCGCAAAATTTCTAATGCTCGGTCCGGGTGCACCATCAAGGCGGTATCAATTAGTCTTGCTGGCACCGCTGACATTATTTTTTTGTTGCTGTTCAGCACTATAATTTCTCCCACTGATATCGGTTTTACGTGTGTCCGAATCGAACACAAGATTCATGGCGTCCGCCCGCTCGTTATCTGCTGCAATCTCGGCTTCCAACTCCTCTACATCAAGGCCTCGTTCCGCGACCTCCTGGGTGCGTGACGAAAAACCTGCCCTAACCATGCCCTTTGAGGCGTTAAGGTCTTTCAGAGGATCAACCCACGGCCAGCCATCGATGGTCCATTTGATCCTCCAATATTGCTTGGGATTCTTCGCGTAACCGGGCAGATCAATAGCATTCGCAAGATACGCTTGATTGAGCCAATACCGAGCGACTGGCCTACAGAATTGAAACGCCAACACGTTGTAAATAAACTGCTTGCATTGTCGCTGGAATTCCAGATTCCCGGCCCTGATGGAGGAATAATTGACCCCGCTCAGATCGCCGGTGAATTTCTCATAGGTGAGGCCACCAAGACCTCTTGCCGCCCGTCGTTCCTGATGTTTTACAAATGACTCATAATTCCCCCCTACATCCGCCGGAGTAGAAAATGTCACCTCGTATCCAGGGGGGAGCGCAGGAAACGTTCCCGGTTCGATATCGATTACCGGGCTCCCGGATTCATCCGTGCCATTTAGATTCCCCAGCACCGATGGCATTTCAGTATCTTCCGGGGGCTGGGTAATAAATCCGCCAAACATGGCAGCAGTTTTTTTTCTGACAAGTTCCGCATCATTAAATTGATTGAGTTCATGCATCGTAACCAATACAGAGGCCAGCCATGGCATTCCCCGTTTCTGTCCCGCCCTCAATGGTCTGTATATATGCATGACCTCTTCTGCCGGAATCCGGACTCGCTCGAATTGATCCCTGACAGTGAGAAACGATTCCCCGGGATGCTCCCGGAACATCCAGTACGCCGCCCGCCGTCCTATCGCGTCAAACTCAATCCCCATTCGAACTTCGTTGCCGTTCGGGGCAATCGTGTTGTATGCTGGGTCCAGGTGATCACCCTCCAAAACCTGAAGCTGAAGGGGAACCGAAAGCCCGTCTTCCGGTCGCCGAGGCCGGAACCGTACAAAAACTTCACCGTTTTCGATAATTGACCGTGTGACCAAGGATTGCAGTCCATAGAAATCCAGAATTCCGTCGGCGTCAGCCTCCAGAATCCAGTCAGCCCATAACGCCTGAATCTGTTTTTTCAATTGAGAATCATGAATTTGCCAACGCGGGGAAATACCCATGCCAACAAGATTGGATACCAGCGTATTCAGTGCACCATCAATCTGGGGGTCGTTTCGGACAAGCTCCCTTGATCTTGACCGAAGGGTTCCAAGAGAAGAAAACAGGGTATTATTCGGGCCTGCGGAAGACATTCCCCATGATGATAGTCTCCGGCCGCTTCCAGCCCCTTCGAAATCCGGAAGCGCCATACGAATTTTGTTGCCTCTGCTATCCAATATTTTCAGGTATCCCATTACAGCCCCTTGCTGGTTGCCACTCGAAAATGGCTCGACCTCCCCGCTGTCGCCTTGAGACTCGCAATTATTTCCGACCGATAATCCCGTAGCTCCTGCAACTTTGCCTGGCCATACTCCACCATCATATCGCCCTTGCTTATCTGGACCACTCGCTCACCGGCCATCAGCCTTGATATCGCCGAATTGACTGCTGTCAGATCATCCACTGTATATGCCACCTAATCCCCCTTTTTTTCACTGATGGGATTAGTTTTGTTGAATGAATGGAAAAACTCAATACAGGTAGGTTATTTGGGTTAAACAAGTTTGGTAAATTTATTGTCTGGTAGGAAAAAAAGTGGGATTTGAAAATAAACTGATCAAGCTTGGGAAAATAGGAAAGTTCTCGATTGCATTACAGCAAAAAAAAAGCCCCTGGACCTTGATATGGTCCAGAGGCTTGTTTTTGTTCCATCTATAAATATTATTCTTTATTCCCCCTTTCGTTGTTTCCCGGTTTTGGCGGTCCCTTCAGCCCGCAATGAGCGATAAGTGCCTCCTCGATAATCCGCCCGGCTTTCGGCTGGTTCCTCAGCCAGTAGGTCATCCATGCCGGAAGCCTGACCGTTACAAGTTCTCGCTTGTAAAGCGAATTGATCGGCTTCCTACCGCCCCCTTGACGGGGGCCTCCCCAGCCTCCTCCGATTTTTACTCCATCATTTTCTTTCATTTCCCAGTCCTTCCTTAACAAAAGCCACTTCCCGTTTTGCATCTTCCATAAATCCTGGATGTGCCAGAGTTGCAGCTCGGCACAAGCCAAAATCCTCCAGCCCCTCTATCTCCAACTGGGCTGCCATTATAAATCCAAGATAAAGTCCATCCCTGATCATTCGGTAAATCCTATGCACATATCCTTCATGTGCAGTAATCCCACGATCACAGTTTGCTTGTTCTGGGCAGTAAACAACCTGTCCATCAACATATTCATAACAATCAACCATTTTAGCCTCCTTTGCCCTCTTCAGGGCTGTGTGTGCCGGTCGCCATCCGGCTTGTGCCTGTTCCCCGCTTGGCGAGAGCGGGGCATGTGGTGAAAGAAATCAATCGGCGGCAGCACGTAGTTGAATTTCCTTCAACCTACGACCGTCGCAAATCGTTTGATAGCGTCCCGGAGCAGTTCCGGGAGTATAGCCTGCAGAAATACAGGCTTCCGCGTCAGTTACCGTCTTTGCAACATAGCATTCATAAAAACCTCGTTTGGGAGTGCCAACTACGATAATATATCGCCCCGTTGTCAGTGACCGGTAAATATTACAATCGTATCCATCCCCTCTCCCCCAACCGTTAATCTCAGATCGTATTTCAACCGCATCATCTGATGCGATCCATTTTAGGACTTCGTCAATTCCCTTCATGTCATGTTTTCTCCTTATATGCCCCGCCGGAGCGGGGCTATCTCCTTATTATATTTCCTCTATCCACCTTACAGCACCATTAGATCGGCCATGGGACGGCCAGATCAGTTTTCCTTCCAGCGTTACAAGGAACCCATCGCTATCGCGCGTCACCACGATAGCTGAGCCATATCCGCCCTGGTACGCACAACCGTCGTTGTGCAACAAGGCATCCCTCATAGCCCCTTTGATTCTCTTATGTGGCTGGCCCTGCCACCCTGTATTTTGATCATACGCTCTGTACATTTGCCCCCCCCTTTTTTTCTTGTTGATTGTTTTACTTCATCCAAGATTTGAGCTCAAAATATATCTCTTCTTAGATGATGTCAAACATTTTTTTTATTTTATCTACCGTCAGGACAAAAAAAGCCGTACCCCGGAAAAGGATACGGCTTCATGACAGCCCCGATGAGCGACAAAAAGAGGTCAGGCTATATGATTATATTCCCCAGCGTCGAAAGCCATCTCAGATATCTTCTATATACAGCGGGGCTATTAAATTATTTGTCATATATCCGGTTTAGAATATAATCAGCGGCCTTTTGTGATTTACTGGCCGCCTGAATCAATATCCTGTTGTCTCGCCTCAATTTTCCCAGCCATCCGGAAATATAGGCGGCTTGATTTTCTATCACCTTTTGGCTGATTCCTGCCTCAGCACAAAGAAAAGCCGCGCCCATTTCCGCAATAAGTTCTTCTTTGGAATATGCATCTGACCCGAACATGTGATCGTTCGGTTCTTCCTTATAACGATTCAATCTGGCTGCATGCCCTGTTGAGTGAACCATTTCATGAAACAGGGTTGCATAATATTCCTCGGCATCAATGAAACTTGCCATATCAGGTATAAAAATCACATCTTTTGATGGTGAATAAGCCGCTTTTGTCCGCCCATGTTCCAGGTATGGTTTGTTCGGCATCCCATCTACAATTTTTTGCCCTGCATCGATTGGCTTAATATTATTCTCATTGCGGGACACATCTTCTATGTTGATCCCCTCGCATTGATAGAGGTTAAAAACGGTATAATATCGGAGCAATGGAATACGTTTTATTTCATCTTCGCCAGAAATTTCTAACCATTTCCAGAATAAAACTGGATATCCCTTCTCACCCTTTTTGACTTTGCCTCCAGCCTCCGTGACCTGCTTGAAGCTCATCCAATATCGGGATTGATACATTGCAGCACTCAGCATGAACACGTTGATTCCCCGGTATTCCTTCTTGCTAATGAAGTTTGAAGGGGGGGCTGTATCTCCCCATGGTTTGCGCCAAGGGATAACCCCGGATTCCAATATTGCGACAATACGGTCTGTAACCATTTGATAAATTTTTTCTTGACCCGATTTCGCTTCAATGCTACCCATAATAGCCTCCTATTTCTGTTAGAGAATTTTTTATTTCCCGCCGATTGCCTGCCAGCAAACGGCGGGTTTCCCTGTCCTTTTCAGAAGTTCTTATTGTTCGCGATTTCCGCCTTATTCATCGGCTTCCCATCGCAATCCCTAATGATCGCTCCGAATCTACGTGCATAGGCCTCAGCATCATCTCTTGATCTGGTTAAGTACGTCCCAGCATCGCCTGCTGGGACTTGATACTGTCCGCCTCGAAGGGTGATTTCAACCCATCCCCTACCTTTTTTAATCAATATTTTTTCCATTTTCCCTGTCTCCTTTTTATGCCCCCGTTTCCGGGGCATTTGATTACGGCAAAACCACTATTTCTGTGATGCGTTTGATTTTATTTGAGGAAGCCTTGAATACCCGTAAGGCTTCCTTTTTTGCCTCGCTCAGAGTTCCAATGGCAACCACAACACTTGTTAGGAATACCCCACAATCAATAGCCCCCGAAACGCGGAACGCCCAGGTTCCGCGGCCTCTTGGTGCGTGTCCGTGACTTGCTATAAATTTTTCTGTATTCAGTTCCATTTGCCCCCCTTTTTTTTCTTGTTGATTGTTTTACTTCATCCAAGATTTGAGCTCAAAATATATCTCTTCTTAGATGATGTCAAACATTTTTTTTATTTTATCTACCGTCAGGACAAAAAAAAGCCGTACCCCGGAAAAGGATACGGCTTCATGACAGCCCCGATGAGCGACAAAAAGAGGTCAGGCTATATGATTATATTCCCATCTATCGAAACCAGGATCAATAGGAAATCTCTCTTTACCCATTCCCAAATTGAGCATCATAAATTCTTTTTGCCAGCATACGAATGATGTTATGGCTCTTCTTGATATGCCTTCTCGCTTTGCCGGTCATTTTGATCCCATTCATTTCGCTTTCAAGGTCATCCAGCATCACCTGAATATCAGGCATTGGCCTGTGCCCATCAACAATGGGGCATCCATGTATAAGCCTCGTCATGCAGCAATATTCCGGTTCCCGATGATAGCTGGTGTAACCTCTGCCCTGCGAAAAATGCCCCTTGTCCTCTCCCTTGTGAAGGCATTTGCGCCATTGGCATAAAACGTCGCATTCTGGAGGTAGCTTTGAAAAATCGATCATCGTTTTCCCTCTTCAAATATTTTTAACTGTTTGTATAATAATCCATGGGATCAACTCGATTCTTCCGAATAAATTCATCCACCGAGTTCCTGGAAACCCTCAGCCCGCGTTTTCCGAGGCGTATTGCCTCGATTTTTCCATCTTTAATGAGTTGGTAAATATGTTTTTCGGTACAACACAGTGCCAGCGCCGCTCTTTTGACATACATAAATTGCCCACCATCTACCATTTTGCCCTCCCTATCGATTCATAAAACTGCTTTTAACGGTAACTGCCGGTTTTTTCGGCTGTTGTTTTGCCGGGTTGCTGTTATTTTCTTCTTGCATCCACACGAGTCCAGCTCGAATCGCCGCTGCATAGGCGTACACCTCACAGTCTAACGCTTCGTTGCGATCTCTCGTCTTCACCCATTCCATGGTCGGAAAACCGTCTTTTATCCGTGTCTCAATCCTTTCTGCTGTCACCTGCTGAAAGTATTCTTCCGAAGTTCCGATATACCAGTGATAGCACCCAGGCCCTGGGTTGATCTTTTCCCTAAATCTACTATAAATAGTTGCTTTCGCTGTATCCGTTCCGATCGGCCATAATTTGATGCCATTCGGGATCATCTTGCCTTTCCAGTTGACATCTTGAGGCGTGGGTCGCCCAATGACAGGCTTATTTTTCGCCCGCTCGCCTTTCAGCGCGAAAACACGCGGCCCTCGAAGCCTACAATAATTGTACACCTCGTGTGTCCTAAATCCTGAATCGATACCCACTCCCACGATTGGTATCAACCGCTGATCGGTGCTGTAAATCTGCGTCACCAGTAATTTGTCCAACTGGTCGAACGGATCAACAAAGATTTCCCCGTGCCAAATCAACCAGCTTTCTTCCCCGAAGCCCCAAGCCCGCAATACAATCGCGATACGGTCTTCCTGAACATCAACGCCCCCCGTGATGAATTGCCCCCCAGATGGAACCGTCATCAAAGCATAGGGCTCACAACGAGCTTGGAGTAAAGCCCATTCCGGCTGCGTGCCGGGTTCCTCGAAGGTCTCCCCTTTCCGAGTATTTACCCAAACTTTCAGCGCAAGTCGGTCCTTTCGAGCAGCAAGAAATTCAGCGGCAATCTGGTACCATGTGACGAAACCAAGAGGGGACATCAATCCATTTATATGATATCCCCGCTTTGACCGTTTGGGAAACCTCGGTATCCATTCCCCCTGTTCAAGCATCCTTGTTTTGTGATGCTCATCGATTCGTTGATGGCATGATTTGCACTCATACCAAACATCAACGATCTCGCTTTCATGAACCATGAATTTGATTCCGTAATTTTTGTCTTTCCCGCCCCATTCGAGAACCTGTTTGCAACCACAAAAGGGGCATGGGACATGGTAATATCTCTGGTCGCTTTTTAAGAACTCAGCTTCGATCAGCGATGCCCCTTTGTTGGTGGGCGTGCTGATCTTGAATATCTTTTTTCGACTGGCATAGGTGTCGGTCCGCTTTTCCGCCAAATGCACCGGGTTCCCTTCACCGTCAACGTCCGGTTCAAAACCATCGATATCGTCCAAAATCAGATACCGGATTGATTTATTCCGATAGGAAGCCCCGGAGTTCGATCCAGCCATATAAAGCGCTCCCCCCAGGAATTTCTTTGACAGTACCGTGTTTCCACCATCACGACTTTTGGCCGGGTTCACCTTGGCAGCAAGTGAGGGAGTTTTTTCGATCATCGGTGCTATGCGATTTTTGGAATGATCTTCTGCAAGCTCTACTGTTGGAAGCATATATAGAATCGGTCCAGGAGCGCAATCGATCACATATCCAATGAAATTGTTTGCGACTTCAGAACCACCGATCTGGGTGGGCTTCATCAGAACAATTTCGGTGACCGGGTTATTTGCCGAAAGGCAGTCCATAATTTCTTTCAGGTATGGTGTCCGACTTGTTCGGTATTTCCCTGCTTCGCGCGATGCCCCAGCAGTCAGCATCCGCCGCTCATCCGCCCATTCCCACACCGTTAACTCCGGATCCGGCCTCAGTCCATCATGGAATGCCGTCAAATAAATCTGTCTTGCATCAAGTTGCTGCGCCATTATTATCCACCAATTCCGACAGCGCCTGCCGAATCTCCTTCGTCAATAATTCCCGGACTTTTATTTCATTCGGTTCCGCCGCCAAGAGCGCCGAAAGCCGATCCGGTATGTTCAACAGGCTATCTCTTACTCTCCTTGCCGTATCGAAGGCGATCTCCTGAACCTTTTTTGCATCAACCAATTTTCCGATTCGTTCCTCATATTCCAATTTTTTGACCGCTGCCTTATACTGCTCATTGAGTGCCCGCGCGGTGACATAATCAATTCCTCCCGTCGGTTTGACACCACGGGCGCTGCTGTCTGCCCCTTTGATCTTACCCGCAGGCTGGGCAGGATCAATATTTTGTCTTGCTATTGCCGCTGCCGCCTCCAGATCAATTCGATATGTACCGTCTTTTTTTCGCTTTGCGACATCACCAAATATCCCGCGCTTTATCAGCGCAGTAATACGAGGTCGGCTTACACCCAATAGTCCAGCAAGGTCTTTTGCATCTCCATACTTTTTGCCGCTCATATTCCCCTGATTGGCACACTGATTATTGGGTTGATATCATCGGACTTCACCTTTTTAGTTTTATGGTTTCGATCTTGCACATCTACCTTAACTATTCGAGTTCCCCATTTTTTTTGTAACAAATTCAACTGTTTCTGTTCATTCTGACGAGTACGATATGTTGCGCATCCACCGATTTGACCCGTTCCGCTTCCAGCCTGTTTGACGTAATAATGGAATTTGTTCAGCCGTAAAACCTGTCGATATTTATTTAGGTGCTGAAGAGTCATGTCATAATCTTCTTTCAGGGGCAATCTTTCATCATACCGGATGTCTGATCTCACATGAACCGAAAAAGGACCGCCGATATATGATAGGGTTGAAAATGGTGTGTATTCTCGATACGCTTGTTTGTCTTGCACACAGTTTATGCCCCACAGCTTGACACCCCACTCGTCAGCCAGTGAGGTATATTTTTGAATCCATAAGAAAAAATCCCCTGTCTTCACTTTTTTTCTTGTATTACCCTCATAATATCCGATTCCCCGAAGATCATCATCGATTAAGCAAACCGCATCGATTCCTCGCTCATATTCACGGTCCAAAATCCAGTTCCGGATCCTGCACAGATTCCCCTGTACTCCGCTGGGGACTGGAATGATTTTGGCTCCCGGATTTTTTTTGCGATACTGATCTTCCTCTGTTTCACATACCCAGATTTGACAGTCGGGGTAATATTGCAGCGTATCAACCCCGCCAGCTCGCTTGTAACTCGGAGCATTCACGGATATTTTCATTGTCGGCTCGCCCCTATGATCGCATGTATCGCATCAGCCCCGTTAATTACCCGACCGATTCCCTGATGTTGAAAGCTTGGTTTGGAATCCAAACTTTTTACAGTCTTCAGGTTGAAAAGGGTCTGTGCATTCAGCCAATCAATATCATTATCGAATTTCAGAACGATGTAATTATGAGATTCCATCAACTCTTCGCTAAACTCGACTTCCGGCTTTTCCTCTTGTTCCTCTTCCGAATCACCATCACCGATAATATCCTCCGGATCATATCCAGCCAGGGCAACATCAAAACCCAACTGATCAAGTCCCCTGACCAATTCAAGCGCTAAGTCTTCATCCAGAATAGCAAGCTCCTGAATTTTATTATCCGCGATAAGGTCGGCAATCTCCGCCTCATCCGATTCATAATCCTGGTAGTCCACCGGGGCATCGATGAGTCCAGCCCGTTTTGCCGCCGCAAGCCTGCAATGCCCCCTGACAACATACCCCGATCGGTTTGACACCGTTATGGGGCAACGCCAGCCCTGTTCAGTGATGATTTTCGCCAGCAATGCAATCTGTTCCACCGGATGCTGGTTCGGGTTTTTGGGGTTCGGCTTGATCTCCTTTACCGGAACAAGCTTATCATACGCACAATAGATTTTCGCTTTTTCGGATTTTTCTTTATTCTGCTTTGCCATTATATCCCTCATTTTATCAAGTCTATCAACCTCTATGGATGCTTTAATATTACCTTTTTGCCTATTTTCGGTTCTATCCATAGGTTAAGATTAACACGTTTTTTACCCCTCAATCTACCCGAAAAAGGCGAGTCGGGCACCCGATGCATTTTTCCCAATAGAAAGAACCTGTTACGTCCCCCCCCAATACTTATGAACCTATACGCACATGACGATTCCATCGCAAACAGCTTTCTTTCTGATTTCTCTTATCGTGTTGGTGATGGTGATATTTGTCAGTGAAAAATCATCAAAAACCAACACACGTTGCCATGTGCATTCCACCGTCCATCTAAATTCGATGGGTTTGAATTTCGCTGCAAGGTAAAACCGCTTGCCCTGATTGTGGGGCTCGAAAAACTGGCAGAATGGTAACCCGGATATCCGCGCTATCCTCTCCGCAATATCTCCTGCCCAACATACCCCGGCCTTGCTTGCCGGCGGCACAGTGATCACCTGATATTTTCCACGAATAGCGAATGTTGCCACATACCGAATGATAGCCTGAATAAGCGGATCGGAGTCGATCAAGCTTGAGTCCCGTTTTTTCTTTATCTCCAGTAATTTCTTGCAGCACCCCGAACGGGACATGATAGAGAAAAACCGTATTCCATTACGGCTTCGTTCCTGAATTTTCAAAACCCGCTCGTTCATACCGAATTCTTCCGGTCCTGAATGAGGTGAACATAAACCGGCTTTCCCATCTTTTCCATTGTGTCGATCATGTTCTTGGTTCCTCTTGATTGGCCATCCCATATAGCAATGAGCGCATCGGCATACTCTGCCATCTGTTTGTTGCGTAGAGGCCCTGCTGCTGTCCCATATTTATTCCACAGGGCATAGAACATCTTGCGAGGAATATTCCTTTGTTTTGCAATACATACAGCAGCCGTATCTGGCCCAGGGGCTCCCCCGCTCACAATCTCTGTGATTTCGTAACCGGATTCCTCGATGGCTCTTTCGACAGGTTTAATATCCATCATAACGGAGCCTTTTTTTGTGGGCACATCTAAGCTTTTCCTGCTTCCAGCAATAATTACTTTCATTGTTCCTCCAATGAATTGGTATTCAAATTTTCCCTATCATGGGAGATAATGACAATTTCAGTCCTCGGCCCCTGCATAGCATCAGCATACCGTTTACATGCCCGGATATCAGTTATAAAAGCGTCGTCCTCCCAAACCCCGCAATGATTCAGGCAATCAAGACTAAATTTTAAGTAGTTATCGCAATCCGGCTTTGATATTGGCACTTTTGGTGCAGACGGTTTTAATGTATTCGAATTTTTTCCTGTCCCATAATGGCTTTTCGGTCGCTGTACCCAGAAGGTTGTTGTGATTTCAACCGGCCCATCGAAAAAAACATCTTGACCATATTTTGTTGCAATCTGATGTCTCGCAGATAAAATCCACAACCCTTCCTCTGTTTCCTGGTCAGAATAGACCTTAACATATTTGCCTTTTCGTGCAAATCTTGGTCTATTTTTAGCGATGGGCTGCCCCATGATAGTAATCATGATCTGCTGTCTCAATTGTTTCATCTCCCTCTATTTTTTATCTACATAACGTCTTTATCTATCCGTAATTTAAGCCGATTTAACTTCTCGTTTATAAATCGGTCCACTTTTTCGACACCAAATATGATTCGCATCTGTTGAGCCATTATGATCACGTCAGCCACCTCTTCCGCTACCTCTTCAATCGTGTTTCTCTGGCGTAAATAATGCAAAATGGCCTGGATCATTTCTGTAGCCTCCTCAACGGCCATCAGCATCTGATTTTTTTCTCCCCAGTGTCTTATTGCCCGCACAAAAAGCATATCCACATTTTCTTTTTCCATAATCAAGCCAGGGCCTTTTTAAGCAGCATTTTTAACCCAGGGCATATCAATATATACCCCGGGCCATAATTTCCAGCCAAACGGGCTGTCCTTTTGCCTAGTGAGGTTTTTTCGAAAAGCATCAACCCCGATTTCACCTCAATCCTTCACCCTGTCGCCTGGCTCCGTCAATCACGAAACGCCTGATCTCCTTCGCGCACGCAGGCTTGAATCTCAAAACGGTCCGCTCCGGGACTATAACCGTTTCCCCGGTTTTCGGATTCCGTGCCTTGCGTTCGGGCATCACCATAAAGCGAAATGTCCCAAAACCTCTGATTACAGTTTCTGCGTTACTTCTAACTTCCCGAACAAAAGCGTCGAGGACCTCTCCTGCCTGTTTTTGAGTTACCCTTGCCGCTTCGGCACATGCTTTGATCATCTCTGATCGATTCATTTGTTTGCCCCTTCATGTTTGTTTTGTTTGTAGGTTGATTCTGGCTTCATCCATTCAATCCAGTCTTTCACAATCCATGCAGCATCCATAAGCTCTTCCCCATGCAGCATGATCTGGGTTTCCCCGGTTTCCATCATCATGACTCCTATTTCGCGCATTTTGGATTCAAGCTCGATAAGCTGTGTTAAAATTATCTGCTCACCCCCTTTTGTCATGATCCATACCTCCGCATAAATTCGCATATCTCCATGCAGCATAATGATTCTGCCGGTCTGCACCGTCCGTGAACATCTCTCCATGCACATCCATTGGCTTGCAATTTGAAATGCTGCCGTAAAACTGATTTCCAGTCCATCGGAAGCTTTTTTTCATCCGGATCCGAATCCCTATCAAGAACGAGCGTTTCCATGCTGCTACTCATGTTATATCGCCTCCCTGTGTGGTGTCTAAAATCTCCTTACTCCATCAGGTTTCCTATTCTGTCAGCCAATTTGGTTATTCCGCCAGGTGACCTGATTGTGTTGGGGACTCTTTTAACCCGATCAATGGTGAATCCGCTATTTTCCAATTCCTGAACCGTTGCAGCAGGAAAACTTTCATCAATCTTGCTTTCCCAATTCTTGCATGAAGCACATCGGCATACCCGCCGATACGGATACTCGGTCCGCTGATCAATGAAAAAAATAAGCCCAACTCCCCCACATTCCGCACATTTCGTTGTCGCTTGATTTTGCACCTGCTGAATCTTGTCTTGGTTGATCCTGGTCCATGAATCCCAGCCGGACTTGAAAGCTTTTGCAATATTCCGAGGCAATGCGTCCATGTTCTTGATCCCCGATGTTATAAATTTCAGCGGTTCCCCGGATGGTATGAATTTTATATCGGCGAACCATAGCCTCATCGTGTTTTGTGTCGGCATTTTCGCCTGAAAATAGTCGTAAATGCTTCCTAATTCGGCCTCGAATGTCTTGAATTCCATAAGCCCACCTCTTCCGGTTTGATCCCCTTTTCTTCACAGAATGCCAAGAAATTTACCTCCCCATCGAAATGCAGAATCGATTCTGCGCTTTCAATTGCCCTTTGACGTTGTTCAATGTCTGCCCCGCTATCAAGATCGTCTAACCATCGTTTCGCGTTCAGCCAACTCGCAGGATAAGGGATGAATTGTCCGTTATCTTTTCGCCACATGTCCGTCAGCTTCGATTCTTCGATTTTCCGCAGCATCTGTTCTAACATGGGTTCGTCGATTGGGATTGACTTCCATGCCTTTTCAGCTTTGCCTTTTGCGACCTTCTTGGGGTAGGCGGACCAAAATCGTTCGAATCGATTTCGTTGGGTGGTCGTCATGTCTGATTTTTTGGGGGACTTAATTTTGGGAACGTCTTCATCACCCCCTAAGGGGGGGTAAGGGGGGGTTATATTCTCTTCTTTTCTTTTCTCTACTCTACTCTGTCGCTTTTCTACCATAGATTGGGAGTAGAAACTCTGTTCTGCCGGGGTTTCTACATCTAATAACTCAGTTTCTACACCTAATAACCCTGAAATAGCTGGTTTTGATGGTACTGGTTTTCTGCGATTTCGATACACCTCGGCAATGCCATCAATGAAATTTTGGGACCAAATTATCCGTTTTTTCCATAATTCGGGATCAATTGCATTCAATCTACACAGCAAATCCAGGATTTCGGTACAGAAACTCTCGTTCGTCCGGGTTTTTGCCTGTAGAAACTCCCATCTCATTAAATCATTGCAATCCAGATAATGTCCCTCCGTTGAGCCTAAAATCTCTAACAGCTTGAACCAAAAGGCATATCCGTCATTCCCATATCTCTGTTCAATGATGAACATCGTGCTTTTGTGAACACAATAATGCGGAAAATAATCCACGGTATCTTTAACAGGTCTGCCCATTATTTTTCCTCATATTGGATTTCTACATATAAAAACCTCGTTTCTATATGTAGAAACCTATGAAGTGCGGTATTTTCTACGAATCAATCACCACTCATATCACCGCCATATTCTGCCATGGGGACGCCATACCATACGCTTCAGTCTTTTGGCATTTCTGGCAAAAGAAATACGGTCTTCCTGTTCCGGTCCATTCTCTTGAGCTCATGTGGACCTTTTTGCATCTTGGGCATATTGCCTCGATTCTTTTTTTCCCCTTCTTATAGCCGGTTTCCTTCCTTCGTTCCGCCTTTACCCGTATCGCTTCGGCTCTGGTAATTTTTAGATTTTTCGCGTCAGATTCCAAAAACAGAGCTATTTTGCGCTCAGGGTCTTTTTTCCTTTTTAACCAGCCTATCCTGGAGAAACGATATACGGTGAGAATATGACAGCCAATAATTTCTGATGCCTGTTGTCCTGTAATCCATACCGGTTCTTCCATTTTTTTTCTATCCCTCCACATTGGACCATTTTCGTGGCGTCAGGAAAATGGTCATCATCGGCGTACATATCCCGCAGGGGGCCGTTCCCCGCAGCAGATGCACCATTCCCTTGGATCATCGATATCTGCCATGCAACCGCTTTCCAATTATATTGTTTTGAACTGTTCCAGGGTCCTGGCATACGTGATCTTGTTCAAATCCTCGTTCTCCCTGACAGCAGTTTCAATTCGCTCAATGGCCTTCTGTTTCGTCATTTGTATGAATGCACCCAAGACCGACAGATGGGCGTTATGTTTCACCTTCATCTCATTGGAAAGCGAATTATAATCAGCGGCTACAATTTTGGTTGCTCCCCTTCTGGATGTTCTTCTGATCCTGGTAATGGAATATGTGCCAATCACGTTGGGGATTTCATCATTTTTCAATCGCCTAATCCCCTCGTCTCGAATGGTATCAAAAACCATTCTATTTTCTTTGAGCGCCATTTTATAAGCAGTATAAAGACAGTTACGATGTTTCTGAATATCTCTACCGATAATGTCGCTCAATTCTTGATATGTGATCGTTTCGCCTTCTGCCAGTTTAACCAATCTCTTGTAAATTTCTTGCGCATCAACCGATAATGCTTTGATTCCTTTTTGCATTTTTGCCTCCTGTTGGTTTGTTGGGTATCTGGTCGTGTCGCGTCTTGTCTCGTCATGTCAAGCCCAATCTTGTCATGTCTGGTCCCGTCGATTCGCTTTGGTGATATAATCACCCATCAAGGCATCCATTGGATGCCTTGAAAGCTGATCATGTCTGGTCTTGTCTCGCCCCGTCACGTCTCGTCATGTCACGTCTCGTCCTGTCCAGTCATTTTGGTGACATGGTCACCCATCAACCCGTCATTACTGGCGGGCTGAAAGCTGATCATGTCTGGTCTTGTCTGATCTTGTCTTGTCAGGTCGCATCGCATCTTGTCCAGTCTGGTCACGTCAAGTCAGGTCGCTTCATTTTGGTGCCATGATCACCCTGAAACCGTTCAATCTGAACGGTTTCGAGTTGATCATGTCTGGTCTTGTCTGATCTTGTCTCGTCCGATCGTGTCATGTCTCGTCAAGTCCGATCATGTTAAGTCAGGTTGCTTCGTTTTGGTGACATAATCACCCATCAAGACATCCATCGGATGCCTTGAAAGTTGATCATGTCTGTTCTTGTTTAGTCATGTCATGTCCCATTCGATCTTATCCCGTCATGCCCGGTCATGTCGCGTCTGATCCGATCCGGTCCCGTCTCATATCATGAACACATCTCTACCCATCGCATTTTAACCGAACGATACTATCTGGCCATTAAATCTACCATGAAGGCCGTTGTTTCGTACCCGCAGGCTACCCATGCCAATAAACTGCCCGGCAGCCGTCAAAAACCTCTGAAGGACATCCTTGGTGATAATTTCATCCAGCACATAAATTGTTGCTTCCCCTTTCCATTCTCGAACGAGTGGAAAACATTTCATCACCCGCTTGGTTCCTCCTCGTTGTCCATCGGATGGAACATATAGCCATAACTCTTCAACATCTTCTTTTTTAACTCCGAGATAGATGGGGTCTGTAATTAAAATACCGGCCTCAAAGTGTTTGGTGTAAGTTGCTTTGCCTTTTCCAGGAATTTGAGCGCCCATGAATTTCGGGGCCTCCGCAAGGCAGTTTTTGAGCATCATGGGCGTCAAATACACGTTCCCATCTTGATCGGCATGAACCTTTTCTCGCCATGTGCGTTTTTCATAATCGTCATCTAATTCCCGATCAAGTTTCGGCGTGAGATGATAACGCCCAAAGGTGATAGGTGATACGCTTTCCAGTTTGACGATTGCCGTTTTCATTTTTCAGGACCTCCATTGTTTCACCGCATTCGGGGCATTCTGAAAACTCATAATATTTCCAATTCATCCCTGATCCCGCCCCAGGTACACCACTTGTTTCCACCCAGCCGCAATTTGAGCGGCTTCACTGGAGTTCCCTACCAGCACATCAACCCTGTGGCTAAATCGATTGTTCATTACATCGTTTACCCTACGAACGCCTATGCCCTCGATCCATACTCGTCCGCCAAGCCAATGAGATAAGTCACGGCTGACTGCGCATGTCCATCCAGGTACGGGTTTTTCCATAATTGCGGTTCTCCTAGGAACACCGCCGGTTTCTTTTCTGTGTGCTGTATAGGCTGTTACGGTTGCCTTGATAGACGTTATTCGTTCAAAATACATTTTTTGCGATGATTGTTCTTCTGGCTTTGGATCTTCCACTGTCTCTTGCGACACCTTCTCTTGTTCCATCAAGGCTGTTTGGCGCACAAGTACCTCAGTTGCTGTCTTTGCTTTCCATAAAATCCCGATCAACAGCATCGTGTTGATGGATAGCAAACAGATACTTACAACAGCGTAATATTTCATTCGCTCTCGATAATCTAATATGTCCAAAATCATTCCGTTTCCTCCAATTTATTGGTTTATCATCGCACTATATTGTTGCCGGGCCTCTTGTCCTTTCTGCTGGATAAAATTGAGAAAACCAGCTTTGCGAGGGCAAGCTACGGCCGGACCCGGCGACGACCGTGGAGGTATCTGTTAAAGTCTATTCACTATCCATCCTTGAGGCGCCTCTACTTCATGGCATGTATTCACAATTATCTGTGTTTGTTCTGGAATCTCCTTTTGAATATGCGTAAGCAAATTCAGTAAATGTTCAGAATCCAATTCCGCCGCCTCAACCACCAAGATTTTGTTTTTATCTACACCCAAAAGTGCCACTGAAACGGCCATATCAAAAGCCACCTTCTGGCCTCCCGAAAGTCCAGGATATGGCACCATGACGCCATCTTCCCTGATCCACCCGATTTTTACTACATCTCCTTCACCGATATCGATATAAATACTCCCGCTCGGCAAAAGCTGCGAAGCCTTATCCGCCAATGTACTGCATGTTTTCGCCACATAAAATGCCTTCTGGCTTGCGTAGTCATCCACCTCCTCTTTGAGCGCTTGAAGCATTACTTCTGAGTCTTGCATTTCTTCCCTGATTTCTTCGATCTGCCGCTCAAGTAAGGCGATCTCGTTGTGAACCTGAATTTGGTTTTCTAACCATGCCTTTTTGGCTTCGATCTCGCTGATTTCTTCTGCAATGTCCTGTTTCATGCCTCGGCCCCCCTGATCCTCTTTAATTGCTTCTTGGCTATCAATCCTGCTGCGCAACTCGTACACCCTGCTTGCATCATGGTTTTCAAAACAGTTTCGAGCGCATCTATTGCCATCTGTCGCAACCCCCCAATTGGCTGCCAATCTTTTCTCCCGGTATCAGATGGGGCAACATCTTTCCCGATATCAGATGGGATAACATCTGGCTTCAAGTTTATATGTGTTTCCTGTTGATGCCTATTTTGCTCCTCCTGTGCAGCACGGCGCAATTCGATAAGTCGCATAGACAAAGCATCATATTCGCTCTTGCAATCTTCCAGAGGCATCTGGGGTTGTTCCAGTCGTTCTTTTTGATTCGTCAATCTTTCCCATATTTTTTCGGCATTCTTAAACTGCTGCTGGCATCGATTCAGCGCTTCACGTTTTTCCTCAAGCTCCTGCTCGATATTTGCCATATCATCATCAGGGGGATACAGTCGGAAGATTTCATCGATTTTTTTCCGATCACTCAGCCCCATGAACAGGGAAATGTCTGCGATAACATACCCTCCTCCGCATCGAGCCATTTCTGCGGCAAAAACCTGTGTGCTTGCTTTCCGCCCATTCACTAATACATCTACAGTTACCGTGCCATCACCTCTTTTGAGCCATCTCCGGTAAAATGAAACCTTGTAATTTGATTCCACCTCAACCGCGAACCGGTCACTATCTGGTGATGCACCCGCTTGAAAAATAGCTTGATTCGTCTTGCCCTGCGACGGCACATATCCTTGAACCGCCAAGGCTACGGCCATGCTTCGCGCCGTTTTACCGGATCCGTTCGGCCCGATATACAAATTGAGGCGTCCTATCGAATCTATAAAATCGGTACCCTTAAAACCTTTACCTTTGATTTTCGTTATCATTTTTCCCTCCATCAGCCATCGGCATACCCCATCAATAAGAGAGGCATGCCTCATTAAGGTGAATGGTTAACCCTAAAAACTGCTATCAATAATTTGATTGATCATCGCCATGATTTTCGAAGCTTCATCGGAATCGTGTTTCCCAGGTTTCAGCTTTAACTTTTTCAGCGCTTCCCGGTATTCATTCGGAAAATCATTGATTGCCACGTCCAGATTCCGGAGTATTTTCAATTGATCTGCGGTGTATGAGGTTTCCGCCTGCACATTTTGTTCTTGAACAAGGGTAGGGGCCGGAGTCCGGGCCTCCTCTCCGGTCTCCGGTGATTGATTTTGCGGGTTAGATTTGGTGGGAGTCTCGGCCTGTGCCGGACTTATTGATGGGGAAGTTTGGAGGGGTTGAACAACCGGAGGAAACAGTTCTTCCGGCCCGATACGCCTTTCTTTCAAGGCGGACGCCATACCCCGAAGATCAACGATATCATCCGGTGTCCACTGATCAATCGGACGCTTTCGCTCCGCCTCGATCCGGTCGGGCGTCACGCCATACTGTCCAAAGAATTCAATGACCTTTTGCCGGGCAAGATAGGGATTCTCTTTTTTTGCTTTGTTCAGTTCGGCTTCGGTTGCAACTTCAATAGCCCGCTCAATGAGCCATTCCGGCATAGCCTTTATGACGGCGTTCCGGATCGCTTTTGATTGCCCGATCTGGAATACGATATCCTCTTGGCGGTCTTTGTCCTTCATCCCTATTCCCTGCCCCTTCCGCTGCCGGAAAAGCCGGGGGCAGGTGAAGCCGGATTCCAGATCGATAAAGATTCCCTTCATCATGTAATGAGTGGCCGTCTCGCTGGCATCCACATCCACAACACAATTCCCATAATGTCTGCACAAAGCCATTGCCAAATCGATTGATGCGCCCTGAACTATCGACTTCGATCCATCCTTGTTTTTCACCGTCCACCGATAATAAAATGATTTACCTGCAAGCCTGGCTTCCTCAAGGACGTTGTTTGCAATTTTTGCGATACTCCTTGGCTGTTGAACCGCAACGGCTGTTGTGTATGCCGTTTTCGTCTGCTGCATCGCTCCGCCAGATAAAATCACCTGATCCGCCACATTGTTCGCAACAGGCGTTCCTGTAAATGGCTGAATACTGTCTAAAACTTCCGCTTCCAGTGTTTCAACTTCGCTTTTCATGCTTTCTCCTCCTTCTCTATTGGCTCATAGGAAATTTTGTTTTTATCCATTTTTCCCTTGTTGTAGTGTGCTATCAACGCATAAACCCTCGCTGTGTGGGTTAATTTTGATAGCTCTGATGTAAAGATGTAACTCCTCATTTTTTTTATTGACTCGCTTTTTTGAGCGTCTCCATGATCTTCAATGATCGAATAAAATTTCAGGATTGACCTGAAGTGAGATGTTTCATAAGCCATTGAACCTCCCTTTAATCCGAAGCTCTGTTCCAGCCATGTTGTAAATTGATTAATTTTAGCCACTAATTTGTCATAACTAATTTCTAAAATTTTATTCATCAATTGATCATCATTATCTTTCCGCCAATTTGAATCGTTCATTCTTGTAATCATGCAAAACATCGAAAGCACTTGATTAATTATATATTTCGTAGTTTTGCTTTCTCGCCCTTTTAGGGCTACTCTGTTATACAAATTGCATGATTTGTCAGCCTCAAGTTTATATAAAGCTTCTGCTACTGGGTGCCCTGAAAGATATCTCGCGTGCCAGAAATCAACCGGTTTTAAGTTGCAGTTGTAGTTGCTTTTGTCTGCGAAGAACTTCGCCTCAAGCTTTTTATTCGGAAACGTGACAATGCAAACAGGGACTTGTTTTATGCCGATATTAATGGCCGCTTTTGTCCTGTGTTGTCCGTCAACCACTTCGTGTTTTTCATTCAAAACGATTACTTCAGATGGCCAATAACCATAAGCACGCATTGACGCTATAATTTTTTTAAGCCGCCACTGTTCAAGCGTCCTTTGATACTCAGCATTAAACTTTATATCTTTTGTATCCATAAGCATGTGCTCGATAATCGTTCTCATGGCGTAATCTTTAGGATTAACCGCCAACAATATTCGAGAGCCTCTTTGTGCATTCTGCTGCATATTCCCTATCGATTGACACCCATCCGTTGTTTCTTGCTCGGATAAGCTGTTCAAGAAAGGCATTGAAAGATTTTTCGAATTTGATGATGTCACCTGATTCCCGTTTCTCATGTCCTACCTCCGTTTTTCTTGTTTTTTGTGTTTCACGATAACCTTCATTGATTGACATTTGACCGGATTCAACCGCTTCCATAATTTCAGACGGTGCATGGTCTTTGATTGTCCGAATCTTCTTGACCTTCGTTGCAGACGTCCCGGCTTTCTTGGCTGTGGTTTCGGCTGATGGTTCTGGTTGTTTTGTAGGTGGTTCACTTGAACCACCTACATTTGAATACCGATTCGCGCCGACTTCTTTCCGTTCATCCAAAAGAAGAACCCGCTTGACGATTTCAGCATCCGTTATGTTTCTCCGGTCTCGCTGAATCCTGATGGCGTATTCAACTGCCTCTTTTTCATCTTTGAATTCAGCATAGACAACCGGGACGGTTTTTTTGTTCAAAAGATGAAGCGCGTAAAGCCTTTGGTGCCCATCGATACAGACATTTTCACCCTTCCAAACAATGACTGGGAATTTTTCATCATAGCCGTTTTCCTTGATGCTCTTTTCTATTCTTGAAACTGTCTCAATTTCTAACTGGAAGAGGCCGTCAAATGGTTTTCTTCTAATAATCTCGTCTATTTTGATAATTGCCACTTCATTTTTTATATCCATGCCAGCGATCCCTTTCAATTTCCAACAAACGCACAACTCGAATAGAAGGGACAGAAACGCTCACTACACCACCACGCTCCCGGTTCTGCAGGAAGGAAAATCCCCGCCTGAACCATCAACCAGAACCTTTTGACCGTCATCAGCATTGCCCGGTAATCATCAATGGTAGGCGTAACCGAAAGCGTTTGAAGGGCCATTCCTTTGACAGAATGGATATGATAGTCAAATCTTGGCCTGATACCGGTCTTTTTTTCGAAAACATAGCTGTACAGCTTCGCCTGGATTTCTGTCTTGATCCTTCCTTCCGGCCACGGTTTCCCAGCCGATTTCAGATCGCCCAACGAATCCGCTTCCTCATAATCAATGATCCCGCCCAACGGTATCGGCAACCCAATATCCAGTTTGAACGGCTCCTCTACCCGTTTTGGCTTGATCCTGGGAGCCACACGCTCTGCATAAATCCCGGTCAATCGGATGGCTTCATTCAGCCCCTGATTCAATATGGTGTTCTTAAAAGGGACATCATCCGGGGCCATATACACCCCTTCGCTGATCTGCTTCACATACCCATCACGAGCAGCGTCCATCATGTCGGATAGGGGCAGATCGACACCGGTTAAAACCTTTTGCCGAAGGTTCACCTTGCTGGCCGCATGCAACCCCTGCCCACGCGCTGCCTCGACTCCAGCAGGTGCTCGTTCCCCTTCGATGTACCGCCGCCTGAACCGTTCGCCACATTTAAGGGCCATACCGATCATTGATTGATGGATGGAGTCAATCATTTGTCATTCCGACTCCGCTTTACTGGCTATTGCGCGTTTGATTTCATCAGGGGTCCCCTCCAGCCAGAGGATGGGATCGGTATGGGTAACTTCAGCCAGGCGCTTGGCCTTTTCCCATGCCGGACGTTTTCTTTGAGCAAGGATGTTGCATAGAAATTGTCTTGATATCCCTGCTTGTTTCGCAATTTTCGAATAATTGATTTTTTTCATGGCTCCTATGTATCCTGTAAAGATACCTATGTCAATGAAAATAATTTTCACAAAATACATTTTTTCCTGTAATGATATGGTATGGAAACCAGAGAAAAATTCAGGATTTTCTTAAAGCAATGGATGGACAAGAACTGGAAGGAGAGTCAATCTTCTTTTGCAAAACATTTGGGGATTTCGAGCGACGATTTGTTACATTTTTTGGAAACGTTTGGGAAGACCTTGCGGTTATCGCTGCTGAATATAGTATTGGAAGAGGATCAAAAGGAGTAGCTGTTTGAGGTACAATAAAACGATAGAAATCGCAGATTCAAACTTTGTGCAGTCCACCAAATAAAATCATTAAGTTATAAATGAATATCCCCAACTATCTTGCTCTTTTTTGGGGATATTCATATTCCCAACTGCTGAAATATTATTCTTTCATCCGGTTCACCGCCGCCTCGATTGCCATATTGATCACGCTTGCCCCGAGTTTCACCCCGTTTTGGAGAAGGCTTTTTTCAATAGCTTCAAAAGCTGCTTTCCTTTTCTCTTCTCCAGACTGGTCTGCCATGGATGATTGCACAGCCGTTACAGCCTCCATCGCTGCTTGAGCCAGAAGTTCCCCCGCCTGAGTCATCAATATCCGAATGAACGGTGCCAGAAAGTCCCACATCCTGCCCAGAATGAACCTGATCTTTTCGCCCATCATCATCCCTCCTTCGAGAAGTTGCAATCTTAAAAAGATTATATATCCATGTTAGATTGATCTGCCAAATAACCCCATCTATCCCCTTTTCACTGCCTTCTGGATGGCTATCCTCGGTCATTATGTTTGCTTCCTTCAATGATCTTATCGGCCTTGCGTCCTATACCAAGGGCAACTAAGCCGAATCCGATGGTGTCCAGGGCTTTTGAAGGATCATCCCCAGGCAACCCCAAATCAGGCCAGTAATGCCCGATTATTCGGACAATGCCAAGCAAGATAAAGCCGATGCTTCCAAGATAGGTTTTATACCCATCGAGCCAATTGGCAATCATCCCTAAAAATAGATTAGCGAACATACTCCTCCCTTACTTTTTTTTAGAATCGATTCGGCAGAACTCCCGAACGCATCAAGCTTGCAAGTTCCATCGCTCTTGATCCTACCTGCTTGGCCCATAGGCTATTAAGCATTTGGCTTGCTGCCTCGCCGAAATCCCCGGCCAGCAACGCTTCAAGCATTTTGTGGAATTTGGTAATCCCGGCTCCCAAATTAAAGGCCATATCAATCAGCGCCCCACGCCTATTTTGATCCAGGACATTACCCGGTATGCTCAAGCGCTCCACCACTTCTTCCGCATTTTGCATATCCAACTTGAAAATTTCCCTCCAAATCTCATCAGAAAGCTGACTCCCGGTCCTGAACAAATGCCCGTACCCGCCTGTCAGGTTTCCCATCGTGTCGTAGTATAAAGCACGCCTGAATCCCTCATGCCGCTGAACCATTTTTTCAACCCACAGATCGGCCATATCCCCCCTGCCGCAAAATCTGATCAAAATATTGATGTAATTCCCTCTGACCTTGTTCCCGTTTATCATCAAGTACTTGGAAAAGTTCACTCAGTTCCCGCCGCGATTCTTCTCGTTTCTGATCCATTAGTTGAATCAGTTGTTTTATCTCTTGAATATCCTTGGAAAAGATTAAACGATATTCATCAAAAGCCCTATGAATATCAGCTTGACAATGCCCTTGCACTACCGCGCAATCCGTTTTGAGTTGCAAGCCCGAATAATCCTTTCTCAGCGCGTCAATGGCTTTGCTATGATCCCGAAGCCGTTGACATATCTCGTCAAGCGCCGTTTTGACTCGTCCTATCCAAATCAGGCCGCTCCCAAGTACCACAATAAATGCCCAATGATCTTTGATTGTTTCAATCATTCGGTCGGCCCTTTGCTTGGGGCATAAGCACTTGTGGTTGTTTCTGTGGTCGCGCTGGTTGTTGATGCATCTATATTCCCTCCTGCCATGTGCCCGCCGCTGCTCGTGTTTGTGGTCACGTTGGGCTGAGTGGTCTTAATGGCTCCTGAAAGCTCGTGAACAACCGCCCATTGGCCAAGGCCCATAACACCCAGAGATAGAGCCGTCGAAAGAGGCGCCGCCCATTCAGAATCCTTGATTTGCTGCACCGCGACAGGCTGATCAGGAAGAATGATTTTTTGGGCAACCAATCGCCCGCTTAGGTCGAATGTTTGCTCGATTCCTGGTTGCACCCTATAAGCATTCGCTTTCATCACAGCATCCGCATAAGCTTTATATGCCTCCTGACTCGCGCATCCAGTAAACATCAACATAGCCATCATGGTAATCCCAAGCACTATCAATCCAGATTTCATCATGGCCCCCCCTTTTTTTTATAAAAAGACCTTTTTGACGCCGCCAAGGGTGGCGGCAAGCACATTTGCGACTGAAGCCTTAACCCGTAACGTCTCTTTTGATCCAAGCCAAACCGGAACCCTTAAAGGATTGCCTCCCGCCCCTACCTCAACATCTTTTACGATCCAATCTTTGCTTTCGGCGGCATTATCCCCATGCCCTCGGTCACACCATGCCAGCGATACAGCCGCACTGGTTGTCCCGATATTGCAGATTATCACTTCCCCGTTTATCTCGGTGTTTGCTCCCGCCTCAAACAACTGCACTTCGTTTGTTCCGTCCAAAAACAATCCGGCAAGCTTCTGATATGCTATCATTTCAGCGCCCCCCAACGATAGAAAGCCGCCGCTTCCATATCGTCCTCAGTAATTATTTTGCCTTCTATGCGTTCAGAATCATCCACCAGAACTACCGCCCCATCGGTCCTACGCTGAAGGATCCCCTTGCGCCCTCCTGCCCCCGGGGCGCTATCCTCTTCACCGAAAAAAACCCCGCCATAAGCCTTCAGACATAGCGCTCCGGTAAGGGTTGTCTCTTCATCTTGATATATCGTCATCGCCGGTATTTGCTGAACGACAGGAATATTGATAGATTCTGCGATAGGTTCAAAACTGATATTGATATCGGTATAAAGCATGTTGATATCACTTGAAATAATTTCACCGCCTATCCGCCACAGCTTTCGTGTAGCCCTATCGATCACAAAATGAACCCGGCCATAGGCATAATCTGTGATATCGCTTTCGGCTTGCCATGAGCCAGTAATATTATTCAGGCTTACCGATTGAATGGTGTCGCAGGTGTTTTCGCTTGAATCGTATCCGCCCATCAATATCAATTTTTCGCCCAGGACGAGCAAATTCGAATTGTATATTTCTTTGAAGAGGCAATCCGCATGTGTCGTCCAGTTTGTTATATTATTCAATGGCGCCGAATAAATAGATTTTAGGGCTCCATTGGCGCTATGCCCCCCTATTGCATATAGAACATTATCGATCACCAGAAGGGATTGTCCGTAAAGTTCGGATGGCAGATACGATACCACTTGCCATGACGTCAGATCGTGTTCATCTGCTACCCATACTTCAGACCGGATCATATTTTCATCATATCCGGCCACCATATACCGCTTGCCCTCAACAGCGATGGCCTCAGTAACCACGATCGGAGAGATAGCCCCGCTTACAACCTCCCAACGCCCGAAATCACCCTGAACGGTACGCATGATGGTATGTAACATATTCCATTCAGAATCATACCCGCCGAATATATATAAATCCCCCGCAATGTCTTGTAAGATAGCCCCCGATGAACAAGCGGCAGGCAATGTCCCGATCTCTTCCCAAGAAGTCAAATTATCCCAGCTTGCCCTAAGTACCGTATCGGTAACGGTCCAGTCGTCCAGACAGCCCCCGATCACATACAGATATTGAGGAGTAGGCCATATATGCGCCCATATCCGATTTTCATTTGCTAAAGGCACCCCTGCATTTACCCAAAAAGCCGGGCACAATCTCGCAACACCAGCCTTCTTTCTTAAAAGCTCCGGCCCGCCAACAGGTTTTTCAAGGCCGGAATAGTCTTGCCGAAATATCCCATTACCTTTCGAATATATTTTTGTTGATCCGCTTTCAGGCGCCGTCGGCTTGCTTTCCTGATCTCGTAATACCAGGTCTTCCAGACTGTCCACTTCCTCAAGCCCTGTGTCATACCGTTTCAACAAGCGTTCCATGAAAACCTCTCTCCCCAAATTAAAGGGTGGCGATCCATCCTGGTACTGCCACCCTTTAACCTTTCTTGAAACTTATTTCAGGACGATTGGGACTCCCATTTGAAAATTGATTGTCGTCGGAGAGGTCGCAATTCCCACGCGCTGCAAAACATTCCCGCTCCCCGATGGTGGCATTGATGTCGCCTTGCCAGCAACTGTAGATAGAAACATAAATCCTGGAGTTTGCCCCGTAACCTGATCATTGGTCCCCTCGAAGTACACCGTTGCCTGACCGCCCGATGTCACTGCCTCCCGGACATATCCGCAAGCTTCCTTGCCTGCTGTTGTGGCATCCGCTTTCCTTACTTTACCTTCACCAGATTGATTGTAGATATTAACAAAGTCACCGGCTGCAAGGTCTTCAGTCGCCACGATAACCTGGACATCCGCCCCGATTCCTACCGGCATCATTGATTCATCGATTCTGCCCTGTCCTCCAAGGAGAACGGTTTTACCAGCATCGGCGCTTCCAGTAGATTGATTGGTCGCATTCAATATGCTGGCATCGAGGATGCCCTGCTCATTCAATGCAGGAATTTTGCCGGCGTCTCCAGTCCCCGCACTGCTTTGTACCGCCTGCTCTTCCCTGATGTACCCGCCAGATTGTTTCAAATATTTTTCTGCTGCCATGCTTCTTCCCCCTAATTTTTAAGAATGATTGGTTCCCCTATATCGACGATCATCTTATTTGAATCGATCGGGAATCCCAGAACAACAACCGCCCCATCTTCTGGCAATTCCTGAGTCAATATCCCGTTCTCTCCCAGAAAAATCAACCTGGTCATATCCCACATCCAGGATGGTTCTTCGATTTCACCCTCTTTGATAACCTTGATCTGGCCGCCAGCCGCCGATGCCGTAACAGATATACCGATAATTCTTTTCGTGTATTGCCAATTGCGATAATCCGCATAAATAACTTGCCGGTTTTCATCAATTGATATTACTCGATGCCCCCCTATTGGTGTCGAAACAGTCACCCAGAATCCCACGCCTCCAGGGGATCCCTGTGGGCCTTGCTCGATACTCTCAATCACCTCCCTTATCTCTTGGCAATTTGTCACGACCTGATCTGACGGTTTATCATCTGCCACCAGAATGATTTTATGATCTTCCTCATATTCCAAATAGGAAACTGTCTGGTTTTCATCCAGAACGATTTCTTCAACCGACTCGGATATGGTTATGATCGAATCCATCAAAGGAGAGTCCTTCTCACTGCGGCAGCAATCCTGGCTTGTCCGTATTGTTTCAAAACAGTTTCGCCATAGGGGTTCTCCAAATAGAGATCATATACCCCATCAATATCTTTTAACCCCGAACACAGCCCAAGAGTATCGTCATCCCGGATATAAACCCGATAATACCACTCACCGCCTTCTGTCCCAAAAAATACAGCAGTCTTTGAATCTGCCGCCCATGAATCACTTGTTGAATCGATCTCAAGAAGTGGTTCTGTATCGGTAATTTTCTTCTTGATCGCCATTCTTGCCTGGAACCCGGTCAAATCTACAGCTACGGGCGGATCACCTGTTCGCCATGTAAATTTTCGGTCGAATGTTCCCCCTTCATATATGACCAATGCAACCTCTACTGCCACGCACCCCATATCTGCCCCTCCCCTTTTACTTGCTCGATGCTCTCAGTCCGAATATCTCTTTGGCCATTGAATGGTGGCTCGCATCACCTCTTCTTCGGTTTTGAATTTTATCCCAATCTCGTTCCATGCGCTCAATATTGAGTGTTCGACCTCTTGTTGGAAACCCCGATCCAACGACCTGCACCCGTCATTCACAAGCGGCATATCCGATATCGGCATGAAGATCACATGATTATAAATGTTCTTGATGTCCATAGCCATAGCAACTTGCATCATGGCAAAGGCAACATTATGAAATCCAAGAGCTGATGAATATCCGATAACATCTACCAGTCCACGGTCACAAATGGTGATTCGATCTATATCCCGGCTATTTTCAAGATCACGCAACATTTGGCTTGCGAATATCCACCACTGTGCTTCAGTTCCTGCTTTGATTTCTTTTCCGTCTTGATTCTGGCAAAACTGAAAAGGGCATTCCCGCGCCAGCTCTGTTTTGACTCGCACATCTGCCCGAGTAGTCATCTTGATCTTTCCCGCCAGCAAATATGCCACTGTTGTTTTACCTGTCCCGTGTGCTCCGCTGATTATAATATTCATGACACCTCTAAAATCGCGCGATTGTAAATGCCGCTATTATGAGTTTACCTCTTTGATATTCTGGAATTTCGATAGTCGTATCCTCCGTACTGTATTGGTGGGTTGTTGGATCATACATTCCAGGGCCAGCGATAACCTTGTCCCATTTTGCGGGCATCAATTGATATTGGAAACTAAATGCCATACCCAGATCATCTAAAAGAGCGGCTTTATGGCGTGGGCTTTCGTCCCATAGTCTCATTGCCTCGTTGATGATTTCTTCTTGAGTCCCTATTTCGAATAAGGCAATATTCTCTTTTACGCTCCAAAATCCATCAGGACGAATGCGCTCCCATGGCTCCCGTCCTGAAGCATCTTCGTGTTGATATCTTCCGTTCGCCACTAACCAATCTAAGTGCTTCTGCTCGATATCCCTAAGCGCTCCACTATAGGTAATTTGTTGATTGACGCCATTTTTTTTCCGATACTCGTTGATAATGCGCGTTGCCAAATAAGGAGGATAAGGCCTCGCTCCTACCGCTGATCCAGTACTGATCGAACTGGACACCGATATCACCCCCAAAACCTCTAATGTCATCCAATTCAAGACATATACCGGCCCGGCATTTAATCCAACAGTTATCCGGTATTCATCTCCAGTTATTTCCGGACGCCATCTGTTGACCACGATGCGGCCAATTTCTTCATAACCATCGAAGGTCATACTCCCTGTAACAGACATACCATCATCCGTGTCATAAGCTGTAAGAGTACAACCCCCATCGTCCTTTGTAGCCACATACAAAATGCCCTCACAACCGGCCATTGCGACAATCTTCTTGAAGGCATCTTGATTCTCGAATGTCATCAATTCTCTGGTAAAATGATAATCAAAAAAAGAAGGATCGGCTCCCCAATACCAAGCTTGATCAACATCATAATGAGGCGATTCGAATTCCATGATGCCACTTCTTACTTGGCTTTCAGGCATAGATACTAAATCTGGGTCCGAATTATACCCCTCCCAATATCCAACAACGATTCGATCATAATAGGTCGCGATTCCCCGAATTTCATAATAGTGATATTTATGATCCGGTGGATAGAGCTCCGATTCTTCATACTGATTGTCATGGTTTTCATCTACCCATGCACGCGGATATACCCGGAAATCAACATAGCTCGGCTCTTGGCGCATAACTTGCCCCAATAAACTGGTGGCATCAAACCAGGCATGTAAACGATATCCACCAAAATTTCCGCCATAAGTCCACGGCCCCGCATACTCAAAGGCCCCTGTTATAAAAGCATATTCCCAATCATACCACTCGATGGGAATCCTTACGGTTGTAGGAACGCTTGGTCGATCTGGATAATATTTCCAGCCCTGAACCAATACACTATTGGTTTCTGGCTGCGCATCATACACTTGCAATTGGCTTTGCTTTGGAGATTCAAGTACCTGGTTGATATCGTATGCCGCCGTTAATTTTCCATGAACGAATTTGCCGATATAATTTCTTCCAGCCTCCAGCCCATTCGATCCGTCCGAATAAAATGATGCAAATACCACGATTTTTAACGGACATTCCTTTGGCTTGTCGGCAAAACCGATCACCCCTTTGGGTTTATCCTTCTCCATCTGCACAATCACCCGATCACCGGCGTCGAATGCTTGTCCATTGCAGTCCATATACCAGATAGGGACATCGCTATAGCGTCCTCCACCCAGTATCAAGCCGCTATCCTGTCCCAGCCCCCATGACCAATGATCACCGACCTGCTCCATTTCGATTTCGGCTCGATCATCTTGTACCGATACGATATGCGCTGCTCGATAGGCATAGCGCCAACGTTGCCAGGCCGTCCCTACCAATAAATCCCACAACCAAGAGGCATCATGCAGTGCATTTACGACTTGATAAGCCCCATCTCGCTTTTTGTTGAACGCCGCAGCACCTCCATAACCAGGATAAATTACCTGGCCATTTCGTGGATCACCAAAAAATTCGATAACGCCGACTTCTCCGGACAAATCAAGGGAATAGTCCGCGCAATATAGATCGACTATCTTTTCACGTTCGATCTTCTTCAATTCCTTAACCTGCTGTTCACAAGACACTTTGACGATCTTAATACCCTCAACCTGCATATCATATTCGGTCTGGATTTTTTTCCTCTCGCCTTCATCCTGTGTCGCCAGATATTTTTTCCAATAATCGCTTTCAGCATGCAGCAGTTCGTCATCACATTTGGCAATGTCTTGGTTCAATCGTTCTATGGCTTTATCCACCAATGCCATGTTTCGCACGAGGGCTACCCGATAACGTCCCTCATCGTCAGCATGAATGATTCTACCTTTACTCATTCATCAACCCTCGATGTTCCCTGTCGCCTCTACCTGCACACGTGACGGGCTAAGCCAGATGGTTACTCGATCTACGACTATTTTTTCGGTTCCGTCCGGTTTCTGAATGGTGTTCCCAGGCCGGACCCAAACAGGAGCCCCAGCAAAACGCCATTGTCGCTTCCCGTTCTCATAAACGCTTTCGTAGGTGGTCTTCAAAGTTACCGTATCAGGAACGCTTTTGGCCGGAAAATACCCTGAGATAGTTACGCTCCGACTTCCTGTGCCTGCATCCAGCCGGATCGATCCGATGTCCGCCTGCGCCAGCTTCCGTCTCAATGTAGCCCCATCAGGATTCACCAATTCCTGATATACGACTATTTGCCCGCCCTGATATTGAGTCAAAATATCTGCAAGTCCGACTACGGCAGGTAGCACAAGCGATAGATAATTCTTTCCTTCGCTATTCATGGCACAATCAACCCCTGAAGCTCGCACTTCCTGATCGGGAAGTCCCTCTTTGCTCAGATAACAGCGATACCGGCAAATCGAATGAGTGCTCGACCAGGCGTCTGCGCTTTCAACCAGTAAGCATCCTTCAGACATCATCTCCGGGACGATGGGTAAGTAAACCCATATCGGCCCTTCAGTGATAATTTGGCTCTGAGTCTCGAACGGATATGCATCCGCTAAATATTTTTGTCCCCCAGGGCGAACGATATCGTAAGCAAAATACATGGTTCCACAGGCCGCCATGATTTCACCGCTAAAATCAATCGCTACATCGCTCCACTGATCATCTACAATTCCCCTGACCTTCATATCGGTCCAGGTTTCCCCGGCGTCCATAGATCGATAGACTTTCCCTCCATCATTGGCCACGATAAGCCGTCCAGCCGCCCTATTGCAGGATAGCCCATACCAGTAACCATCGGTATCCCCAGCAGGCCGAACCTCTACCCAACTATCTCCCCAATCGTCCGACTTCCACAGCCGCCCATTGTGAGTCCCTACGAATAGAATTTGCCCGCTTTCATCTCCACACTGTGCAGCCGTCACCTGACCACCAGGAACCTGTTTTTGTAGCCAACTCACCCCGTTATCCATGCTTCGATACATGTATTCTCCGACTGATGCCCACACGGCCCCAGAATCGTAAATGGCTACCCAGTCCCACGCGGCTTCTACCTGTTCCCCTTTTGGCCACGCTGTCACCCAGTGCGTCCCCCGATCAATGGATATCAAGACTCTTCCCTGATCATAAATAGAGCCATAAGCCACAACGAGCCTTTCACCGCTCCGTGACACTGCGACAGTCGGAAACTGGTCTGTTCCTCGCTCAGGTAGATCGATTTCGGTCCAATGCGCCCCAGAATCCACTGAAAAAAAAGCCCTGGGTCCATCAAATGTGATGAAACTCCCTGCAACGATTACTTGCCCATCGTCACTCATGCCCAAAGTCGCCCATTGACGTTCTGATCCGACAGATGGAACGATTCTCTCCCACGTCATCCCCCGATCATGACTCAAAAAGCATCCGCCACCATTTCGTCCCGCAATCTGAACGTCTCCGTTGGCACTCATCGCCACGGCACCCCAAGAAAAGTATCCGCTCTGTGCAGTGACTTCAGCCTCCCAGAATGCACCATTATTCTCGCTCATGTAGAGAATCCGGCGCTGTGGTGTGGCCTGCGCATCGAATCCATCCGCCATGATCCTGTCAGGAAAAATCCACGTCTTTTTCCATAACAATCCTCGATCTCCCGCCGGTCGAGTTTCAGCCCATGTTGCTCCTGAATCCAATGATAACCATACGCGTCCTGTGAACATTTCTGCCGCCAATAGTCGTTCATCGGTGCTTCCATCTGGCTTCAATTCAGTTGCCAGGTAATAAGGATGATCAGGACTTACTGACCAGCCAGGGGTTGGAAGATAGGAAGAGTCCCAGTCTTCTTTGTTCATATCCAGGAGCTTTACCCAGCAAAATGGAGTAGGTTCACTTTCCAGGGTATCATTCACTCCAAATTCCCCTACGCTCCCATCGTAATTCAATCGAATTTCGGTAGCTGGATAATGCTCTGAATAAAATGTAGGCATAGGATCGCTCCAAGTCATGCCGCCATCATAAGATCGATACCATCTCTGATCGGGAGCTCTTTCATAATAACCTCCCTGCCCAGGTCCTAAGTAAATGTAATCGTATAAATCCTTTCCTGATGCAATAATTACATTTCCATCTCCCGATACGGCAAATGTCCAAAACTCACTAATTTCGGTATGTCCATTAAGAGTATTGAACCGCCCCATTGGATAAACTACTTGCCATGTTTTTCCGCGATCCCGTGAGATATATCCCTTAATTAAAAACTGCTTGATATAATATTCTCCGGTGACAAGGATCACAGAGCCATCGTAATTGATGGCAATCGATTCAACATTCTTCATATCATTCAATTGCCAGGTGCTTCCCGAATCCGTACTCAACCATAAGGGGGAATCCACATTGTAGTAGGTCGCCCCTACAGCCATCATTATCTTACCATCGCCAGAAATGGCAATTCGTTCGATATTAAGCGACCCGAACTCGGTTGATACAATTTTCTGCCAGCTCTGTCCCCCATCAAAGCTCCGGAATAAATAATATTTGTCGGAAGCTGCTATAGCCAGAACCGTTTGCCCATCTGCGCTCGGACAATATTGTTTAATGATCATCGGGAACTTGCCCGCTGGAAACCCCTCATGCCATCCGGCAGCAATGTAAAAATCAAGTACCGATTGATCTTGAAATAAGGGAGAATCTACCCATTTCCCACAGAATGCTTGCCTGCATGCTGCCTCAGAGTCTGTCTTGAACTGTGGAATCATTACCTGCGATTGCACCATCATGAATCCAGCCAGTAATGCCGCGGTACATTTCATTTCACCTCGCTCGGTAAACCCGGCCCCGATGGCACTTAATCCTGTTTCATTGATGAAATCCGGTACGATCTCTTCCCAACCGTTGAATGGCTTCACCGTGAGCCTGCTATTGCAACGAATAGCAGGCGCCGCAACTACCCTCTGAACTATTGCAGCGCTATTTAGTGCAAATCTGCTTTGCCCCTCAAGCTTCGGTACCGTAATCCGAACGTTTTCGGCCGTATATTGCAGTAACCAAAACTTCCCGCCTGCCGTTTGCGCCGCATACCCCTTGATCGGGGTTCCCCGATTGAAATTGGCCGCCACAAAAGCCTGATATGCACTACAGCCAGATGGTGTCGCATTTTGCCACGTCATACCACCATCAACGCTGGAATAGATAAAAGGCATCAACCCAGAACCGGCATACCCTCCAATCATTGCCCGGCTGCCATCAGGCAAGATCGCCGATGAAAAATAATATCTGTTTACACCGTCATAAGACCCACTCATAGGCCACACATATTGCCATGTCTGGCCTGAATCACTACTTCGAAAGCAACCGTTCCCGGTTGATGCCGTCAAAATAATTTTTGCGCCATCGCTTGATAACGCCGCCGATGTCCACTTAAAAGAATCACCATATCCGTTTGGGTCCAAAAGGTACCATGATCCACCGCTATTACGTGATATGTAAGCTCTGCCAGATAACCCATCGCCTATACCCAGAATCATCACAGACCCATCACCAGATATTTCGGCGATATTCCAATATTTATCGGATGCCCCTGCTGGCTGCACCTCGCTCCAGGTTGTTCCTGCATCAAGGGACCGATATGCTCGGCCGTTCTGAACACAAGCCAACATCTTTGAACCGTCTGCACTGACCGCGCAGGCCGCATAATTCCTTGCCGATGTATTTCGCTGCGTCCATGACGTACCACCGTTGACAGAAACCCATAAATAACCGTAGTTATATGCAATTACTATTGTGTTAAAATCATCGCTTGCCGCAATATAACAATTATATGGGTATCCGTTCGGTGAAGGGTATGTCGATTTCAAGGCCCATGTTGTCCCGCCGTCATCGCTCCGCCAGATATTGCGACCATAGGAAAGCACCTCCGCCACAATGATCTTTTGTCCATCGGAACTGATCGCCCTTCCGCGATAGTACGACTGGCCGCCGGATTGTCCGTTTGGCCTGCTCTCCGTCAATGTCAACGCCATGACCCGCGCCCCTTAAGAATTCACAATGCCAGTTGCAACAATCTGCACATCACGCAATTGAAAGCTGGCCGTATCCGGGATGGTATAGGGTGCGGCGAACGTGATACATCCGATAATCGGGCTATTGGTTGCTGTCGCATCATAAATGATCGCTGCTCCAGTGGGACCGATATCACCGCCCGAAGCCGTCCAGATCGGATCATCCATGGTCGCCGTAACGGTGTTGGCCTGGTAATTCCTGACCAGCGCCACATTCTGTGCAACGATTCCGCCCTGCGTATAGCCATGTCCTGTCCCCAACTGATAACTGCTAACATCGGCCAAAACTTTATGGTTAGATACATCAAAATAAAACGTATCGTTCATCAAAATGATATGCAGGGCATCCGAGAGCAAATTGACTTGCCCTTGTTCCCTTTGATACATATATTCATTTGACAATTTTGCAATCGTTGCCATTATGCCCGCCTTTCTTCAATTATTATTGTCATTTTCCCGTTTTCCGACTCCCGTGGGATCCCCCTAAAATATCCCCCAGGTGTTGATACATATACCCATTCATTTTCCCGGCAAATTCGATCCATCGCTTTCAAAGCGTCTGCCGATTCAGTTTCTTGCGCTTCAATCACCAATTCAGCCCCCGCAATATCTTCCCCGTAATCAATACATACAACTCCGCCATCAATTGTTTTTTCCGTCTGAATCCTTCGTTTAAAACCCAAAATATTCGATGTAGCATCCAACGTTAGTACCTCGCTCGTGATTTCCCCAACGATCGTAATCATATCCTATATCCCCAACAGGTATTCTTGCCCCATCTGATCCGCCTCAATGTGAACCATATTTACCAGTTCCCAGAATAAGGTTTTCAGTGGCGCGGCCAGGCTGGTTGCATCAATCTTGATCATTGCATCTCCGCTTTTCAGCTTCTGATTTTTGAGCTCCATCATTTTAATTTGTTGTTTTAGAATTTCTTTATTCAGGTCATGTGTTTCCTGTTGAATTTTTTCTTGTTGTTTTAGTGCATCGTACCATTCCATCCAGCTTGATGAGTCTTTCGGCGTAGCACTGAATAAACTGGAAATTGTTTCCCCCATACCTGTGATGATATCGCTGGTATTTTGCATCATTGACTCAAGCTTTGATGCTTCCGCTTCAGCCTGAGCGATATTTAGTTTTGCATTCCACTCCATCGCAGTTTGTACAGTATCTGCATCAGCTTTTATCTTGGTGATCTCTTTGTCGATCTCACCTTTCAGCTTGATTTCCATTTGCTTGCTTTCGGGTATTGCTTCAGCAAGCTCTTTCTTGGTTTTTTCTGCTGCGTTTTTATCCACATAGGTTACAGCATATACAGGGATGCCGTCTTCATACCTGAGTACGTCTTCGAGCTCTTTTTTCGCGGCTTGCGATTTCGATTCATCAACCTCCAAAAAGGTGGAAACAGTTATCGCATCGATATTGTGCATACTCATCAACCACGAATCGACCTTTTCCTCTCCCGTCAAAAAAACATCAACACCGGTATCGATTTTTTCAGGAACATCTGCCATGGCCTCCGATACGTCGCCAATTTTGTCAGCAGCTTCCGCTGCACTATCCCCCGCCCCAGTAAACCCCCTGCCGATCTGATCCAGGCCATCTCCCAAGTCCTGCATCTGGGCTGTAAAATCAGTGGCCACGGCACTTCTAAATCTTTCAACACTATCCCTTGCCTGCTGGATTTCGTTTGAAAAGGAACCAAAGGTTAGCGTGTTGACCGAATCCAGGATCGCGGTTACCGATTCTGCGATGAGCAGTACAATAGAATCAAAACCAACCTGTAACGTGTTCCAGGCGGTTTTAATGCTTCCTGCCAACACATCATAAACGCTTTGTACTGAGGTCCCACTCTGCTCAATCAAGGCCAGCGCCGCAACCACAGACCCACCAAGTTCCACAATCAGTTTGGAGGCCCCCAAAATATTTCCAAGGGTCCCCGACTGCTCTTTATCCGCCGTCGCAACCGATTGAACCCCTTCCACGATAGTCTTGAAAACAGGCCCGATACTTTCAGCCATCCCGTTTGTAACCCGCACCAATCCGGTGAGGAAATCCACAACCCCCTGAAGAGCATTTGCAAGCCCTTCAACCGTTGTTAGGTCGATATCGTCTTGAAAAAACCCTTTAATCGTGTCCCCGAACTCGCCCAAAGCATCCAGAAACCCAGAAAAATCAACCTTTTCAAGCGCCTCCGGAAGATTTTGGGCGATTGTTTTTAATGCTTCTTCAAGATCAACCCCCATGTTCTGGACAACCTGGAAAACATCATCAAAACTGCCTGTTTTCACCGCCGAGGCTATTGCCCGAAACAGTGCAGTCATTCCCTCTGTTGCAGGCTCTACACCTTTTTTTAATTCATCACCGATATTTATTACGGCCGCTTCAATGGCTGATTTCAGCGCCCGTATGGCTCCACCCATACGGCTTTCCATTATGTCTGCGATAGAGGATGTTATCCCTCCCGCTGATTTTATTTTTTCCTCTAAAGCCCGTATCGCATCGCCACCCTGGGTCAGCAGTGCCGCCATCTGCGGACCGCCTCTCTTGCCAAATATTTCCATCAAAATTCCAGCCTGATCAACCGGATCATGGATATTTTGAATTCCCTTCTGAAGGTCGGCTATGATATCCACCAAGGGCCGCATATTGCCGTTGGCGTCCTTCACCTTCACGCCAAGGCTTTCCATGGCTTTTTGACCGCTACCAAGCTCTACCCCCATAGCCGAGGTGTCCACTCCAAGCTTTTCCATTACCTTGGACATGTCTTTGGTGGGTTCAGCCAGCGCAACCAAAATATTACGCAAGGCAGTACCGCCCATCTCGCCTTGATAACCCGCATTAGCCAGGGCTCCCAGAACCGCCGAAAGGTCTTGAATGTCAACCCCCATTGCCTTCGCTAAAGGGCCAACCATTTTGAAGCCATCGTAGAGTTGGGTCAGATTGGTGTTAGTATTGGTAAAAGTTGCTACCAAGGTATCGTTCACAGACGGCAACTCTGATACCTGTTTGCCATATCCAGCCATGATATTCACAACAATATTCGCTGCCTCTCCCAAGCTCACATTCGCGGCTTGGGCAAGCTTCAGGGTTTCAGGCAGGGCACCGATAGCATCATTGGTTTTCATACCTGACATTGCCAAATACTGTAACCCCTCTGCAGCCTGTTCAGCCGTGTAGCGAGTTGTTTCACCAAGCCCCTTGGTCAACTCGGTCAGCCGCTCGTAATCCGAATCCGAAGCCTGCATAATACCCTTGACGGTCAGCATTTTATCTTCGAATTCCGAGAACTTACCAATGGCATAAGCCGCCCCACCAACTGCCATGGCAGCAAGCGCAGTATCCAGCTTGATAATCTTGTCTGCTATATCAGATAGTGGGGAAGCGATACTGCTGATCTTTGACTCGAATGAGTCGAACGAGGAAGATATAGTGGAAAGTGAGGCCGACATTTGGTCATCGGCCTCGAAAAGAATGGAAACGATTTTGGTGAGATCAGCCATGCTTTGTATTCAGCTCCTGATAATACCGGCCCCACAAAGCGATCTCTTGGGGGGTTAGATATTGCGAAGGGAAATGGGTGGGCAGTATTTCATATAAAAAGCGCCCTCTGGTAGCCGCAAGGGTCAATCCGCATTGGATTTCGGGGTCTCTCCAGAGGGCTTCGATTTTCCCAGATCATACCCTTGACCGCTCAGAACAATGATTCGATCTGTGATTTTCACAAAGGCAGAGTAACAGGTCTTCCTCAACTGCGTTGCCGTTTTGAAATCCATTTTTGGTTCAACGCTTCCTGCTACCAGATAATGGGTGCGGCGTATCGCATCTGGCGTTACTCGATCTGGGCTATTCCCGATCATATCCATCAGGGCATCCGTAAGCCCCGCTCCTGCTGCGATAGCCTCAGTCAGGTTTTTTACTCTACGTTGCATCTCTTCAGAAGCCTGAAGGTTCGCAAAACCGATTGCATCCCCCGACATCGACCGAATACGCCATACCGGCGGACCATCTCCTTCCCATATATCCGCAAGTTCCGGAACTTCAATATCTTCCTCTCGCGGTTTTGCAGTCTTTAACGTCTTGAAATCATAGCTCATTATTCGTAAACCTCGATTCCTTCCTGAATCGGTGACAACGTGCATACAGCCATAACGTCCCCGTTTGCTGACCACGTTCGCTTGACTCCCAGTTTTCCTACCTCAACCTCGTATGTTCCAGTAATGTTTCGATCAGGATAGAACTTGATCATGATGGTTTTATCTTTGGCTTTCAAAAAGGAATCCGATAAACCATCTTTCAAATAGACCGTAAATCCACCTTGTCCCATCGAAGAGGTGATGTTTGTGCGCAACCCGGCATAAATTTGGGTTGAACCCAGACTGTAGCTTCTTTCCGACGCGCTATATCCAGTCGATTCCTCAATCAGAATAAAGTCAGGCTCATAATACTGGGCATAAACCTTTTTTGCAGCTTTCGTCGTCCCGGCATCATCCGAATGAATGAGCGGAAGCGATGCCTTGAAGTTTACTCCTGCGGCCCCCAGAATTCCGCCATCTGCCTCCATATAGACAATGTCATAACTGGGGTACGATGACATCTCTTTATGAACATTTTCACCTTGTTTAATTTCATCCACTGAAATCAGTCCAGCAGTTTTGGAGGAAAGCCGGACCTGTCCCAGTTCGATGGCACCAGTTGGAATCCATGGAGGCCCTCCCGATGTCCCGCGTTCTTCCGAGAAGTCCGTCCCTTCTGTTCCCGCTACCGTCGCAATCACCCCGGATGCATTCACAATAATCGAGGTGATACGATGGGTATCTGTCGATGCCCGCGTCACCGCCAATGCATTTGAGGCCGCCACAGTTTTCAATAGCCCAGCCTGGTATGCTTTACATCCTGCTACATCCACCTTATCATTGTCGCTTGAAGGCGTAATCAGCCCGCCCGTGATGATACCATTCGGTCGTACAACCGGGGCTTGACCTTCCTTTGCGCTCCAGAACTCAGCGCTGGACCGAAACTTCTGATGGTCTCCCGAATCCGTTAATGCCGCAAAATCTACTTTTGTGGCAAAAGATTCATACTCGATGCTCGCATTCTCTGAACTCATGTTCTCCCCCTTTTTTTACAAATCAGCTTTCGCTAACCCTGTTTGATATGTAATATCGAAAGTCACTGATACGCCTATAATACTTTCCCCGATCTCCGGATATTCTGTTACCCCTCCACCCGTATAAATCATGCTTTTTACATACAGGAGAGGCCCACCTGTAACCGCTTCGAAAATGTCCCCGATCATCGATTCCGCTTCGATATCAGCTTTTGATACCGCTTCAATCTGGCATTCGAATGTTCGGGTATAAGCCCCGTA